GCGAATGAAGCCTTACCATTTTGTGATTCTAGTTCATGTGCCATGAGTTTTCTCCTTTTTGTTGTTGATAGTTTAAGTATACACCGACCCACTGACAAATGCAAATCGGGATAGTTATAGATGGGATAAATCGGACACTGCGTAATGTGATTAAATTCACACGATCTTAAAGTTATCCACAGAGTTATCCACAGGCCCCACGTGCAATTTTTTGAGGGAACAGAGGAGCAGTTTTAAAACATGCTCAGGTTTGTATTAGTAGCCCCCTACTAAATATCTATTCTGTCAACACTGGATGATAAGTAAGTTACTTCTTCACCATATGAGACTGAATCAAAATCAATGTCATGAATTGCATTCTGTGCAGATTCCTCATCACGAGCATTAACTGTTACTGAATATTGAACGGTTACCTCTAGTTCAAATTCTTTTGATAATTCAAAACCGCAAATATCTGCAATCTCTTGGCCAGTGCTTTCATCAATGGTACCGTGCTCGATTGCTTCCAAGGTCCACTCTTGCATTTCGTTACGCATACGGTTGCGCTCTGCAGCCTCGCCATATGAGCGCTGGGTTACCGTTTGAATGTGTGATTCAAGATTAGCAATGCGTTCTTTGTTTTCTACTAATTGAGTTTCTAAAAACTCTCGTGTCATGTAGTGATTGTCTACTTTTGTTACCTGGTCCATGGGGGCCCTCTTTCTGTTTGGTTGATTAATTCAATTATACTGGGTGCCGCTGACAAATTTAGTCCCACTCCTCTAGGGGATCCTTGCTAACCATAGCGTGAAACACAAGAGGAGAGGGGTGAGCAGTTTAGCCACTTACTCAGGTGGTTTCCACTCTATTTATTTATACACGCATTTCTGTGGTCGTGTTGATTTAGTTAGAGATAACGAGCCACCGCATTGTATGTAGAAGTATTAACTACTTCCTCATCTGTCATCTTGAGAATACGAATTGCGTTCTCAATTTCCTGCTTCTGCTCTAGGTATGTGTGACGACCCATTTGCTCGAACTCACGCTCAGGCTCTTTTGGTAGGTCTGCTTCTGATACTGTTAGGTCGAAGTCAATGTTGAGGGTATTGTTCCATGAGCGATAGCCTGTACGGAAGTTTTCTGCCTTCTTGATGTTAGCAACCGCATAAGCGACTACTTCCTTCTTATACTTTTCCATAGCCTTTGTGTATTTTGCTTCATTGGCTTCTTGATTAGTATAGTTAGTGTTAAGTTCTACTAACTTTGCCTCTAGTGCCTTGATTACCTTTGGTGTTGCGATTTTAACTGAGATTGCTTTTCCTCTTGCCATGTGGGTCTGTTCCTTTACTGTTAGGGGGTTTGTTTGAGCAGTTTGTATTCATGCTCAGGAATTACTAATTGTATTACTTAGCCGTCCAAGTTGTATAGCGAGCCTGTCCATTGACATCTAACTTTACACGAACATTACCATTAGCCTGTGGGTTAATCTCTGTGATTACTCCTGTGACCTTTGACTTCTGAGTTGTGAAAGTGTCGCCTACCTTGTAAGTTGCTGTTGCTACTGCCATTTGTTTTCTCTTTTCTGTTTAGGGGTTGTTATTTGGTTATACCTAAGTATAACATTTTGGGGATAAAAATGTCAAATCGAAACCTGACATTTCTCACAATGTGAGATTACTTAGATGTCTTGACCATAGCCAAGCGACGAGAGCCGTTTGCTAGGACTAGACTAACTCTAGTAACCTTATTACTGATTGGTGAGAAACCTGCGATACGACCTGTAACGCCTGTTTTGCTTGTTGTGAATAAATCACCGATTTGGTATGTGTATCCGTTAATTGACATTTGGGTCTTGCCTTTCGTTGTGGGGGTTAATTGCTTATAGTATAATTTTAGCAGAAAAATGTCAGAAATACCAATTTTGGGGAGGTTTTGGGGTGTGTCCTTAATCACATCTTAAAGGCGTGTCTCAACTTGACAAATTAGAGTTTGCCGACGTGGGGCCTTTCTATTTATTGATATAAAAATAAAAGAAAGAAACACCAAAATAAAAATATTACTTGCATGCTACTCACGATAACTCATTTCTTAGTTGCAGAAAAAATTATGTCACTCTTAGAGTATACACAAAGTGAGCAAGAAACGCAAGCGGAGCCCTGTTGAGAAATAAGTGGAATCTGTTTATTATTCTCAGGACACTTAGCAGCAGGTCGACCAATCATTTCTTTTACATCGGCTTGACCAATAGCAAAATTCTTAGCAAGGTATGCCATGCGAACACCACTATTAATTTTTAGATCAACGGCAGTTTTAACATTCTCACTATCAGCAGAAAAATACAATGATAAATTAGATACATCCTTAAGAATAAGCGCTGCACTCTTCACACGAGTGTATACCCAGAATTGAATCTCAGGGTGCTTATCAATAACTACTTTCCATGCGTATGCATAAGTATCGTTAAAGAAATCTCCGTCCCAGTGAATACGGAATAGCATTTTAGCATTGCGCTTAACACAATCAGCCTTGAATTCTGTGATCATCTCATTAAGTAAGCGGACCATAGTTTCACCGTCTGCGTCTTTAAGCAATGACCAATTGTGCAATAGGTTTTTCTTTACTGTTGGAAAGACCTTTTCCAATTTGCCTGCGTAGCAAACACTCTCGCAGACAGTCGTTGCGCCAGGACATGAATAAGCCTTTCCTGCGGGTAATCCGAATGTGTTGGCAATGCTTGCTTGCTTTCCGTTGGGTGTGACAAGGTTAGCCACCTTTCTATCTTTAGATCTTAGTAGTTTAGTCATGAGGGCCTCTTTCTTTCTTTAATTCTATCATCAGGGACTGACATTTTTTTCTATCGTATTTCTTTTTATTGGGTACGGCAGAGGCAGCGTTGCTACGGCGTAGTTCCATTAGCCGTCTTAATTCCTCTTTATTTTTCTTCATAAACTAATCTTAGCAGACAGGGGTAAAAATGTCAATTTCTTAAATGTGATAAATCTCACATGCGACACACGTGCATTTTTGTGCGGGGAAGCACACAAAAATACTTTTAACTATTCAGCATCATCAATAAAAACATACAATGGAATTAAATCAGTGTATGCATACTGTGTAACTTCTTTTTCACCGAATTCGTTTTGTGTTTGTATGTCATAGTTATCTCCTGTTGAGTCACTCTCAATAAAAATAACTTCAACAATGTCATTATCAATCTTGATTAAATCACCAATCATGATTTGATCTGGTGTCAAGTTATCAGCGTGTAATAATTCCATGTTTACCATTGTATCAGACATTATTCTAATCCTAACCCTAGTTCATAGCCCGTATCTTCACCATAGTATTCATTTTCATCTTGTGGCAACCATGCATCTAAGTGGTGTTGTTCAATGATAGCCCATGCTGGTGCATGGCTCATGCCTTTATAGAATACTCCTTCAGGCATTGCAATGTATCGCATAGCGTCCATTTCTCGTGCAGCATCTAACGCTTCAATGCAAGGCTTAACCATGATTAGTGGTACTGGTGGATAGTGATTACCTTGTAAGTGATAACCGATAGCCTGTTCAAGGCTAATGTCAATGTTTTCTGCTAGGTCTTGTGCAAAATTGTTTCCCATTATCGTGTTGTTACCTTTCCCATGCGGTCAATAATTTTTGTGTGCATCTTGCCTGAAGGTTCAGACAGATTAACTGTTACATACTCGTTAGCAAAGCCTACATCTACAAAGCGCTGATAAACTTCAACGGCAGATAAAGCATCTGAGTAACGACCAACCCAATTAGGCTTAGCCCCTGAGTCATAGGTAATTGTAACTGAGTATAAGTATTCTTTTTCCATTATGCATTCTCCAATGTGTATTCGTTTAATTCATTACTAGCGTACCATTCGCAATACTCATTTTCAAGTGTCATGCCTTTAACGCACTCACAAAATTCTGAGTCAAATTCTCCATGACCATTACCAAAAAAGAGGACACCCTCATCATAGCAATCATAGCAATCCCAATTATTCATTTATTAGTCTCCAATTCTTACTGCAAGTATGCGGTATGTATCTTTTAGGTTAAGTGGTGCTGAGTAGTGAGGGCGTACCTGAACACGATAAGACTCGCAATCTGCGTACCATACATCAGACTTTTCGGCTGAGATAATTTCTCCCTTTAGTGTGCGAGAGTGATAAGTTTTTCCTACAAGTAGGTTTTCTATTGTATAGACATTTGCTGACATGAGCAACCTCTTTCTTTTTGTTATTAAATCTATCCTACCATTTGGGTCTGACAAATCTTTCTTATTTATTTTTTCTTACTATGTAAGTCTAGCCTATTAGTCATAAACTATCAACCTACTAGCGAGTAATCTTAAATAGTGAGACGCTCAGTGGGTGTGTTTAATCTCACATCTTAAATGACCTGTGGATAAAGTGGTCTGACCTGTGGATAACGGCACGTGCATTTTTTTGTTGATGTGTTGAGCAGTTTTAGATCTTGCTCAGGATTTTTTATTATCTCCAAACTAACTTTTTGTTTATTCTTTTGCAAGTAAAAACTTTTTGACCTGCTAATTTTGTAGCACCTAACTTTTTGCAAGCAGTTCCATTAACTAAATCTCTTTTTGCTTGCATTGCATTAAACTCTGCTTCTTTTTGTGCTAACTTATTTTTGTTAATTTCTGCTATAAGGTTATTGCAAAAAATTGTTGAGTCTGCCTTGTTCATGAGTGGAACAGGCTTATTGTAGGTGTTAAAGTAGTATTGTCTTAGGTCTGGTATGCATGTCCAAGTTAGGGCTTGAGCCTCTGCATCAGCCTTCGCTTTAGCCTCTGCATCTGCCTTAGCCTTTGCTTCAGCATCGGCTTTTGCCTTTGCTTCTGCTTCTTGCTTGGCTTTTAGTTCTGCTTCTGCTTTTGCTTTTTCTGCTGCTAATTTATCTGCTTCTGCTTTAGCCTTAGCATCTGCTTCTGCAGTATCAACCTTATTTAGTTTAACATTTAGTGGATAGTAAAATGTTTGTAGAGTTATTGGAGAAGTTGCCACAAACTCAAACTCTGCTTTAAGTCTTAGTGGCAAAACTAATCTAGCAGATGGAAGGATTTCTAGATTGATGTTTTTTACTAAAAGTAAATCTAATCCATGACCATAAGAATAAAACCTCTGGTCAAAAATAGTAACTTTTCTTCCGTCATTGTCTACTATCGAAAAAGTTGCTTTTCTTGCATCTACTCCGCATATTGTCATCCAGCCAATATTTCCTGACCTACATATCGAAACGCCTAAAGAAACTTTTGTGTAGTCTGCTCTTGAGTCCCAGCCACTATTTTTTTGCCATGCTGGTGCTAACTCTATGTCGTTGCCACTTACTATCTTTACAAAAGTACTAGGAATGTCATTGTCTGCATTTGCAGGGGACATAGGAATAAATAACGCAATCAGTATAAGTGCTATTAGTTTTTTCATTACGCCATTTCCAATTCTTTTACGCAAGCATCCCAAAATCTGTTTTCATCAAATCTTGGATTGTCTGCACTAAACCATTCACTAAATTCAAAAATTAAATCTTGAAAAGTGTGTGAGTCAATTGTGTCTGCAAATTTATTTAGAATGTTTGCAGTTTCTACATAGTCTTTACGAGTCATCATTATTCGGCCACCTTTAGAATTGCATAGGACCCACCCGCATTTATTTCATCAAGGACAGGACCGAGTGCAGGTGCAAGCAATTCCTTGAGCATTCCCTCAAGCATTGCAATACGCATTGACTCCTCAAGGGCCAATAGTCGTGCACCCACTGGATGAGTCTCGTCTACTTCTGTTACGAATTTTAGATTGTGTTCGATTTGTACCATTGTTAGTTTTCCTATTCTTAGTTTGAGTTTGTAAGTGTTTGAGTGCCACGAAGTGTGCCACTAATTCCGAGAGAGTCGCAAGCGACTTTGACAGATACGCCAACAGGTAAAGTGTTAGGGTATTGTGATACGAATTGAGCAACCTGACCTCGTGATGAGAAGTTGATTTTTTTGGTAGAACCTGAAAAGGTTTCTAGTGTTATAGTGTAAGTCATTTTGACTACCTTTCGTTTGTTTGTATAGTTAAGTATAACAGGGGGGTCTGACAAATTAGGCACTTATTTGCTTAGGCTCACTGTGATACTCGTCACATTTATTTGCTAAGGCTCATTGCTTATTTATCTTATTTAATTGTATACCTAGAAGTATAGCAAAGAAATGTCAAAAAGTCAAGGCGACACGCCGTAAATGGGAGAAATAAAAGTGTGACCTTAACCACATTAGTTATACACACCCTGTGGATAAGTCGCCACGTGCAAAAAATCGCAGAGTTTTATTTCTGCGATCCTTTTTTATTTTATTCTTTTGCAAATAAATAAAATCCATAAAATAAACAAATAAAAGAAAACCAAAACAATGCGTTTCCGCTTACAAAAAAGTTACTCATTTATTTACCTTCGTTCTTTCTAATTATTGCAATGCACTCTCTAATAGCGGTTACACCATTTTGGTCACCACGATACTCAATGATTAGATTTTCTAATTCACGAATTGTTTTTTCCATTTATGCAATCTCCAATTCGCTATAATCAACAACCTCAAAGTCATGTCGTTCTAGTGGCATAGCCTTTAGCCATGATAGTGCAGACTCAAAATCATCTGCTTCGATAGTGACCATTAGGTCAAAGTTAAATACTGGCATTAGTTAGCCTCCTTGTATAGGTAGTCCCAAGCCTTACGGCATAACACAATTGATTTGCAATTGTCACAACAGATAACCCCATGAGGGTTAAGGTCTAAGTCATAGACATCTACGCTTGCAGATGTAGCCCCACAAACTGAGGGGAGATTAACAAAGGTACTCATCTTTTAAGTCCTTCCTTTCCATAAGTGTTGATAAAATCAGGGAGAGCCATAACGCCCTTGTAGTCTTTACATCTAGGGCAAAATCTATTCCACCCGTCAAATAGTGTTATGCAAAAAGCGCAAATGTTATCCATAGCGCATAAGCCTTGCTCATCTATAAATTGCATAGTGTCGTTCATGCTGATACCTTCCAATCTGTCCACATAGGTAAGCGCTCAGGGTCGGTATCGTTATACCAACGCTCAATGTTCTGCTCACAATTTTGGCAGAAGGTAAATTGCTCATCACCGATTTCGGAGATAGCAGATTTCATAGGGTTATGCTCAACGCATTTTGTTATTGTTAGTGTAGTCATTTTGACCTACCTTTCTTTAAGGGATTTCTTTACCCTTGTTTTTCTTTATACTGTAAGTGTAGCATGGGGGTCTGACAAATTGAGGGGTACAAATACTACCAAAACGGACATTGTGAGGTAGGTCACATGAGATGTAGGTCACACTTAAATGGTCATAAATAAACAATGACCATAAATGTCGGTGTGTCGGCTTGACAAAATCGGCACGTGCGATTTTTTTGTGATGTAAATCACATGCGACACGCCGTGGAGGTGCTTGACTTTTGGCAGGGTATGTGATAGGATACTCCTATAACAATTAAATAACAGGCTAATCCATGTGGTACACATCACATGCGACACACCCAAAAAACAGGCTAATTTGTCAGTACCCTATGATAGGATACTATGTATAGAAACTAAAGAAAGGTGTTCACAATGAATACACTAGAAAGACTAAGAGCAGAGCAACAGGCTCGCTACGCTATCCAACGAGAAAAGGATAAGGCTAAGATAGAGGCTATGTTTGCTAATCACTCTCGCCCCCTAAATAACCAATACCTTTTAGAGAAAGAAGAAAACTAATGAACCCTTTTACATACATGATTGATTTATTAGATGAATACGATTACATGGGACCAATCGGTGCCTTTGTTGGTGTTGCAATAGCAATCATCACCGCTTTTGTTATTGGAGGTAACTAAATGATAAGTAACAATGAAGTAATTGCAGAGATTAACTCTCTTGCTAAGACACATTATGATGACATGGCACTTGCATGGTCATGGGGTTGTGCAACAGCCCTACTCACAACAGAACAGTTGCAGTTAATTCTAGGAATACTAAAAGAGAAAGAGGTAGCATAGTGAACGCTATGTACGCACACACCTGCGAGTTTTGCGGGGATACAGGTATCATCATTTTTAGTGAGAAAGAGACCCGCATAGACCCTTGCAAGTGTTAAGATAATTAGCGGGTACTAGTGTCAAACTAAACCATGGCACTAGTATCCAACACTTAGGCAGACCTCGTTGGTTAGGGTTTGAGGTTTGCGATCATGGTTAAATCGTTGTCATTATGGGCGCACTATTATTTTGTGTGCATTTTCTGTATAGCATGTATCATACATCTGGACAAAATATTCAGATTTTAGGCTATTTGGGTTTTACAAAATTTTTCAGATTTCGACGGGATAAGGTATAATATTCCTATGGGCATATTAGATAATCTAGAAAATTCCTGGGACATAGAAGTCAGACCAGAACCAAGCAATCCAAAGTTTGAATCAAGTCCATTCCCAGTAACAGACAACATGGGTAGAGAAGTATTTTGGAAGGATATGGGCAGACCAGAAGAGCCTAACCTGGCTGTAAAAATATTTTCAGAAATGTGTTGTCAAGGCTGTAGTTGTAAGTCTTAGGAAAAACATTTCAATATGACCAAAGTAAATAAATCAAATAAACTAAATGAGATGTTTGTAAAAGATCCATTTAACTGGTCCAACTCAAGGTATAAACTTTATTACAAAAAGGGTAAAATAGCAGATAACCAAGATCTATTGTGGACTCCAGATGAAGATAAAGATCCTTATACAGTAAATTCTATTGGATACAGAAGCGATGAATTTTCAGAAACCAGAGACATAATTCTTGCAGGCTGCTCTAATACTTGGGGAGTTGGAGTTGTACTTGATGGAATTTGGGGAAATATTTTATCTAAATCGTTAAATACAAAATCATACAATCTAGGAATATCAGGAAAAAGCACACAATTTATTGTAAGAAACACAATAGCATTTTGCAAAGAGTACGGCAACCCAAAGTTTATATTTTGTTTATTTCCAGAATTCACAAGAATTCAGATGAAGTCTGAGGCTTCTTTTATGGTTGGAAAAGATATATTTTCAAATAGGGCTGGACGGCATGAATACAGTATTCTTCCAAACAGAAAAAATCCGATCAAAGATACAAAGTACTCTAAGGCTCCTCATTTGGCTGAAGATATGATTCCTTCAGAATTTCTTTTTTCAATAAACCTAGACTACATCCACATGTTGGAGTTATACTGCGAATTAAACAATATAAAGTTGTTCTGGGGAACATGGGATGGATGGCAAGATGAATATTTGCATAAAAATATAGATTCTATGGATTTTAAAAATTACGTCTACTTAGAGCAAAATAAATGGGACAGAAAACCAGATAATCAATATATAGATCAATTTTTTGAAAATGGAACTGCTATAGACTGTCATGAAGAATACAGGGAAAAATATGGCATGAATTTTGACTTCCCTATGGACGGAAACCCTAAAAGTGGTTTGCCAGGAGAAAGTGTAGTCTTAGGACATATGGCGGCACATAATCATATTCACATTGCAGAAAAATTTGAAAAGGCTTTTAAAAATGCTGGCAATTAAGTATTATATATACAGAATCAAACTAAAGTTTCGCAGAAAGAAAGATGACGATAAGCCAAGGTTTATCTATTAGTTTTAATTAAAAACGCCTTTAACCTCAAGGTCGTCATATATCAAACCCATCATATGCTGCAATGCTGGATACTGTCCATCAATGTTTTTTGCAATATCAGCATCATTCATCTTGGCCTGCTTCATTAAATTGATGTTATAGCCATTTACTGTTTCAATCATAATCTCGATTACTTCGTGTCTTGTCATACCCATTCCTTTTCTTGGTCGTATGTAACAGAATATTCTCCTGTAAATATCTCTGCATAAGAGATGATATCTCTATTATACCTTATTAGCGTTTCTATGCCAACTTTGTCACATACATACTTCATACCCTGGACTAGTGGCTCAAACTTCATCTCCTGCCCTGCTAGGGCGTTATTTAGGGTATCTATGTAACGTGTCTTGCCATAACGTTTTGATGTAAATGATTGATCAACATAATCAAACCTTGCTTGTGCATCATTCTTTCTTGCAATGTCCGAATTGTCTGTTATGTACTTTGTTGCAGGATGTTCCATCCTTGTAGACCAGTTTCGCATGTTGTCGCTGTACTTCTCCATGTTTTTTAGAGTTGAGTCAGCGAAAGCCATGCGTATGAGGTCTTGTTCGGATAGGTCAGCCTCTATTGCGAACGAAATCAAAAAAGCGGTTGCGAAAGGAAACTTGTCGCTATATGTCGAAACGCCGAAGTGCACATTCGGATTAAACGACTCGACTGACATATTGTCTTCTAAGAGTCGCATATGGTTGCCGAGAGACACATACTCTTGACGATTCATATCGCAGTCGACGAACAAGCATTCTTCTGGATTGATCCCGTCGGCGAGACATAAAATATTTTTGTCATACGAACCGACTATTTTCGAACCGTTAAAACGCTCTAGTAATTTTGCGGACATAAAACCATCCATGTCAGGGGATATAATTAAATTCTTAGAATACTCCAAGGTGTCAAGTATGGCTGTTTTCATTTTTGTAAAATACTCCCCTTATAATAATCTAGTTATGACAATTCAGGACTGGGCCTCATTAATCGTCGCAATACTTACAATTGTATCATCACTTGGACTTGCAATCAAGTGGCTTGTAAAACATTATCTCAGCGAACTTAAGCCAAATTCTGGATCATCATTAAAAGACCAAGTTAATAGACTTGAAAGCGCACTAGATGAACAAAGGATTGATTCACAAAGATCCAGAGATCGCCAAGAAAAGAAACTTGACGAAATGTATCAGATTTTGATTAAGCACATTGCTAAAGTTGATAAAGAATAATTTTCCTATATACTATATATAAAGATAGTTTTTAAAACTATAAGGATATTCTTTTCTTTTATATATATTTTAAGTATACACTATCCCAATCTTGGCAAATAGTTCTAAAAGTAACAAATCGGACATTGGCTATTATAACAATTTGATAACTTTAAATATCATGTCCGTTTTGTCCTTTATGGTATAATTTATTATTGGCTAATACCTTGGTTTGTCCTATACCCACCAACCTTGGTATTAGTCAATTTTTATGGTATAATCTCAGTATGCCTATTCATTCATCCCTGACCTTTGGTGCTGATCCAGTATCAATGCAGTGGAGTGTTGTCAGAGGAGATACCGCTACTTTAAGAGTAGAGTTCTATGAAGATAATGAAACAGACTATTACGATACTTCTGGCTGGATATTTAGAGCAACCGCTTATGATCAATCTGGCAATGTTTTAGATGCCCTGGAATGTGAGCCTGGAGAAGGTTTTGTTGATATTACAGCCTACCCTTCAGTTACAAAAAATTGGGGATCTAAATACTCATCAATCGTGGCTCAACTACCATTTGATATACAAGTAACAATTCCAGAACCAATCGAAGATACTGTTTGGACTCCAGTAATTGGAACCATTCATGTTTTAGGCGACATTACACCAGGGGGTACACTATAATGGCAGTTATTAAGATTGTTCCAATGCCAGGCGCAGTTGGAGACAAGGGAGACGAAGGTGCTCCAGGACCACAAGGTCAGCAAGGACCAGCAGGTCAAAATGGTTTGCCAGGAACACCTGCTCTATGGTCATATCAAGGTGCATGGCAATCAAATGCTGCCTATGCAATTGGAGATTTAGTAACATACCAAGGACAACTTTATTATACAAAGTCAGTTACAACTGCTGGAACACTTCCAACCGTTACTGCAAAGTTTGATTTAATTGCATCGAAGGGTGCAGATGGACAACCAGGTGCTAACGGCACTAATGGTGCAGATGCTATTTGGAATTATGTTGGAGAATATAGCGGTGGTGCATCATATACCGTCGGAGATGTTGCAACATATGATGGACAACTATGGTACCGTGCTAATGCAAATGGTGGAAACGTTGGAGACACACCATCACAAGGATTTATTTGGAATCTGCTTGCAGCAAAGGGTGCAGACGGAGCAGATGGCTCTAGCGGACTTGCATACTTAGGAAACTATGTCTCAGGTAATGGATATGTTACAGACCTTGCAGTTGTAAGAGGAAGCGACAATAACCTATACATCGCAAAAGCAAGTGGTGGTTTAGCAGATCCAGTTGGTAACACTGCAGAGTGGGACATATTCTCTACTAACACTGGTGGCGGAACTGCAAACATTGCAGACTTTATTTTTACAGACAATGGTGGAGATAGTTCAATAACTCTTCCTGGCGACAAAGGTATGAGAATTGAAGCAGGAGCAGATAGTGATCTATTTTTAACTGCTGGAGATGACCTTTACATACAAACTCTTGGCGCAGGAGATGACATTCACATTCAAGCAGCAGATGATATTCGTTTTACAACAAATAACGAAGATTTTGAAATTGCTGGAACAGTGCCACAATGGACGATGAATTCAGAAGGTGAGTTTCATCTACCTGGAAATGGTATTATCTGGAATCCATCAAACTCATCTGGTGATGGATATGGCAACGACACAATCCATCTTATTCCAAACGATGTAGATAATGACACAGAGCAAAGAATTATTATTGATCCAACTGCACCAAACCACATTCATCTTCGTGCAGGTGGAGTACAGGATTACTCTTCTGCAGACCTAATCCTTGGTGGAGAACGTGCAGGAGTTCGTGTTTCTGATACAGAGGGAACCACTGTTGTTCAGTCAAAGCAAGAAGACTGGTCTTGGTCTTATACAAATATCAATGATGTTGAAAGCACTACATACCGTGTAGGAACATCACTTGCAGAACCAGACTATAATGATTTTACAATTCTCAATGGCGTTAAGTATGTTATTAATAATGTAGTACGAGATGAGCCACAGGGCATAACAGAGTACACTGCTATCGCAAGTGATAGCACACAACTTGTATTTTATCCTGAATGGAGTTATACATTTACAAGAGACCGTGGAGAGTATCATTGGACCTTTAATAGAGCAGGCTACTTAAATGGACCTACAGAAACAGGCCATCTGCGTGTCACAGGTATTGTAAATGATGACGGTAATTTAGAAGTTCACGCAGATCAAAATCTTGTTATTAGTGGTGGAGAAAGTAATGGAGAGTATTTACATGACTCATCCGATATAGCAAACCAGATTGCAACTCTTGGAGATATAGCATATTATCAAAATAGTTCTTTTGCAGAAGTTCCATATACAGTTAGCGGTGGAGCACTTGAAACCCAACCAACATTTAATGGTGCTCCATTGTTTGCGGGTAGTTATACAAAGACTGGAAACCTTGTTCACTTTAGAGTTAATGTTAACATGAGTAATATTACTAACTTTGGTTCTGGACAATACTATGTTTCAATACCGTTTACTTCTGAGTATGATGTTTATGTTCGTAATGGACAACTCAAGCATTCATCAGGAGACATGTATTCAGTGTCAGGGCATGCAACTGCTGGAAGCAATGAATTAAGACTTTACACAACAGCATCAAATGGTAAGGAAGTTGCATTTACAAGTTCAAGTCCAGTAGGACTAAACACTACTTGTGATTTCCATATATTTGGATCATATTTCTCAACTCCAAACGCATAATATCGTGAGATAATAATCGCATGGCTGTTTCTAAATCTATGGACTTTCCAGGTGCAAAAAAGTCTTCTTATGCTGCACAGGTAGAACAAAGTCAGGCATCGCCATCTTTAGATAATACTCTTTCATTTCTTCCAGTCCCTGGCCCAGTAGGACCACAAGGACCCGCAGGTAGAGACGGCAGAGACGGAAAAGAAGGACCTCAAGGACCAGAAGGAAAGCCAGGCCCAAAGGGTGATAAAGGTCCAGCAGGTAAAGATGGAGCAAGTTCTGTATCATCTTCAGGACAGCAGGCAGGATGGGCTTCATATACAAATACTATTGAAAAACCAATCAAACTTGGAATCTCTCAAGGAGACGATGGCTGGGTAACACTTTTGTTAGACACAAAGGACAAATCACAGAATGAGACATACCTTCCTAAAGGTTGTACCAGTCTTTGGAATAGCCACCAAAGAGCCCTAAACTTCCACGGTATCAATGAGGGCTCACAAATATTCGTAACCTACAACTTTGAACTAACTACCTATACTGCAAATACTGAGGTTTGGCTAAGAACATACTTTGCAAGCAAGGATCAGGAGTTCGTACAGTTGGTAGGGTCTTTAAAGTATCAGAATGTGTATAACCTTTCAGTCACCCAAAACATATTTATTGAAGACAAGGCTATGTGGGGCAATGGTGCAGTTCCTCAAATCAGAACAGACTTTGATGCATCCGTAATTCTCAACTCTGTCTACGTCAGCGTGGTATAATAAAACCATGGCATTTCCAGCAATTTACGACTTTAACTATTATAAGGGTGATACCTTTGAGTTTCGTATCTACCCAAAAAAGAATGATGGAACGGTTTTTGATTTAAGTTCATTTTATGTGCCAACAAATTATGCAAATGACCCAGATTATGTATTGGATTCATCAGCATCGTATGACAGTGCACAATTCACTATTGCCGACGGTAGAGGACCAACCAAAATTGTTAATGGACTTCCTGTTGCAGTAGAAACGTTTAAATGTTTTGCTAGAGTATCAGATGATAATACATTTGTTCAGTGTGCAATCAGGCCAACAGAAGGAAGCGGACTTCTTGCTGGAACAGAGTATGTTTATGACGTTGAGGTTAAAAAGCCAGCAGGACTCCCAGGAAGCGGACAGTACGAGATTGTTCAGACTCTCCTTACTGGTAAAATAACAGTCACAGATCAGGTTACTGGTGCTACGGAATCAACTCAAGGCTCCTTGTCAGATTATAATATTTTAGGATTAGCAGTTCCAGTTACTTGTGCAGAACCAGGTACATCAATTATTGAAACATCAGAATACTCTGGATCGGTTGTTTGGTATGAGCCAAACGGAACAACCCCTATTTCTACAACAACTTTTAGCCCAGATAAAGCGTATAAGGCAAAAATAACTATAACTCCAAGACCACCATACAAGATTACTGGAACTCCTGCCAACAAGTTTTCAGTCGATGGTGCAAACATTACGACAAACCCTTCTTACTCTGGCACAGCATCAACTGCAGTAGTTACGGCAACATTTCCAAAGACAGCAAAATCAGTTTCTCTTTCATCTATAACTGGCATTACTTCCCCAGTAAAAAATGCAATACCAAATACATCAGTTGCTGCAACAAGCGAATATACTGTATCACTGTCTTGGAAAGAAAAATCATTAACAGATCCAGTCGTTTATGAAAACTTTACTGGAAACTTTAAGCCAGAAAGAACATATGTAGCGCAAATACTATTAACTCCTAAAACGGGATATACTCTTTGTACAGGAATTGATGCAGACTTTTTCTCTGTTGCAGGTGCACTAAATTATACAAATAGTGAAAACTCAGGAATTATTATTGCAGAATTTCCTGTAACAGGTGCATAATGGCAGACATCCTTTTATCAAATGAAGACTTAACAGTTTTTGGCGGTCCAGAAAGCATTAGCCTTGATTTAGATATAGGTCCTCAAGGTGATCGTGGAAGCATTATTATTGGAACCCTTGGAGATCCTAGAAACGCTAATGTTGCATCCTATATTGTTCAAGATGTTCAAGCATTAGACATTGCTGTAGACGGAAACCCAAACTCACCAACATACAGAACTGTGTTTCAGTTCATTGCTACTCCAGGTGGACTTCAGTGGACACCAGTTGTCAGCCTTAAAACAGAATTTTACTCGTCTACAAAAACAGTAACTGCTTCAAACGGCAAACTTGTTATCCCACCAATTAACGTAACAGATATTTATTTGTTTGAACAAAACAGCACTGTAAACTCTTCTAACTTTAGCGTACAGTACTCAATATCATCACCAGAGTCTGGTGGCCCATTGGCAACAACTATGGTAGTGAAAGAGTTAAACTCTGGACCAGGATTTTTAGCACTACCGCTTGAAATAAAGGGTGTAGAATATGATGGAGAGACTTGGGTTCCAATAACAGGGACTAAGGTCGTCCACCTATTTATTACGGTGGTATAATGAAAAAGGGTGATTTATAGTGGCAGAAGAGAATATTGATAATACCGTCAATGGCACGGGACTCTTCAACACCAAAATCCCAGGCCTTTCAGATCCAGCAGATATTCAGGCAGCGCTAAGACTTTATCACTACGGAACTTATACATACGATGGTGCAAATACAAACCCAGCGATTCTTCCAGTCCCATCTATGGCAAAGCACCTTCAAACACTTGTTGATGCCGATGCAGCAGAGGTAGTAAATAGAAATGCTGCTATTGCCGTAGAAACAGCAAATAGAAATACTGCTATTGCAAACCATAATGCAGCAACCATAAATGTCCACGGTATAGAAAACACAGCACTTCTTGCAACAAAAGAATATGTAGACACAGAGATACTAGATGCAATTGATGGTGCAACAGGGGCTTATTCAGCACTTGCTGGAACTGGCCTTGATTGGAATTCTCTTGATGGAAGGTTTGATGTTGAACCAAGAATTGCAAACGTAAATACAGTAATAGAAAAAACAAATAACTTTATTTTAGAGTTAGATGATGTAAATAAAACTATTCTTCTTAATACTTCTTCTACAATGAATTTGACTGTCCCAGCAAATTCTTCAGTAGCAATTCCAGTTGGGTTTAGATATAATGTAGTTGAAATTGGTTCAGGAGTAACTACTTTTGTTCCAGCATCAGGTGTAACAATTAATAGTAAAAACTCACAACTATTTATCGATACGCAGTATGGACAAGTAACATTGTTAAAGGTTGCAGAAAATTCTTGGATCGCTTATGGAGACATATATGAAGGTGCATCTTCCCCAACACCTACACCTACTCCAACTCCAACACCTACGCCTACACCTACACCTACTCCAACTCCTACCCCTACACCTACACCTACTCCAACTCCGCCAACGCCAACGCCAACCCCTACTCCAACACCAACACCTACTCCTTCACCAACCCCTACTCCAACTCCTACCCCTACACCTACTCCAATAGTTGATTGCGGTGCATGTGAGCCTTATACAACAACCGCTCCAACTTGTAACGGAGAAGATAGTTATGTAGGTATTTATACTGGAACTAGAAAAACATGTAGCGACGGATCTTATGAAATTTGTACACAGCCAACCTTTACTGGATTTGGTGAATGTCTTGCAGTTAATGTTAGTTCTTGTGGAGGTTCTGGTGGAGCAGGAACATCATGTACTCCTTCAACACCGACACCAACACCAACACCAACACCGACACCAACACCAACACCAACCCCAACCCCTACGCCAACCCCAACCCCAACTCCTCCTTGCAACCCTGACTGGAGTTTAATTCCTCAATCACAATGTGAAGAGTGTGGATTAGTATGGAACGCATCATTTGGTGAATGTATTAGTACAGGTTCACCTACTCCAACACCTACTCCAACACCTACTCCAACGCCAACCCCAACCCCTACGCCAACGCCAACCCCAACCCCTACGCCAACCCCAACCCCAACACCCTTTGGACCAAACTGTAATGATGTAAATACTCTTGGATCTGGAGATTGTGCTGCATGTGGATTAGTTTGGAATCCATCATTTGGAGAGTGTGTTACTCCTTCATCACCTACACCAACGCCAACACCGACTCCAACTCCAACACCAACACCGACTCCAACACCAACACCTACTCCAACACCAACACCAACACCAACACCAACACCAACACCAACACCAACACCAGCGCCATGTCAAACATTCTTCTGTGCTGCTTATGGAGAAGAAATATGCGTAGGAGACTTCTGTCCATCAAATTCACCAACACCAACACCAACACCAACACCTACTCCTTCACCAACCCCTACTCCAACTCCTACACCTACTCCAACTCCTTCACCAACCCCTACCCCAACTCCTACACCTGTACCAGCACCCGCACCAACACCTTCCTGTGCTGATTTTGGAGAATTAGGAACTTACCCTAACTGCTACCCTGCTGGAGAAGCGCCAACACCACCTGCGCCAACACCACCTGCTCCAACACCACCTGCGCCAACACCACCTGCGCCAACACCACCTGCGCCAACACCACCTGCGCCAACACCACCTGCGCCAACACCACCTGCGCCAACACCACCTTCACCAACTCCTTCACCTGGAGACATGGAACCAATTTAATTTTGTGGTAGAATTGTATATCATAACAAGTAAGGAACAAGATGACAAACAGGTTAGACAAGATTAAAGAAATAATTGAAAACAATAAAAACTCTTCTGTCAGTCCTTTAGATTTGGTTAATCCAAATGCAGAGTGGGCTGATGAATCTTTATCTTCAGAAAGATATAGCATTTGTCAATCGTGCCCAGAACTAATTAGATTAACAAAACAATGCAAAAAGTGTGGATGTTTTATGGCCGCAAAAACTAAATTACAAAAAGCAACCTGCCCTCTAGGAAAATGGTAAAAATGATAAAAGAAGAAATTGCTCCAGGAATAGTGGTATATAGTAATGTAATCCCAAATAGCGAAACTTTGTCTGTAGACATAGAAGAGGGTCTAGTGTCTGCAGGACTATCTTGGCATGCAGCATCAGTAAAAGAATATGAAGATCCAACGGTAAACAAAAAGACAAGAGACACAGACTCCTTTGGTGTAAACTATTTAGGGAAAGTAGATGATATATTTAATAAACCAATATCGGATGTTTTTTCTACAACACTAAACAATATTTTTTTTGAAAACTTTGATCCAATAGAAAAAGATTACATGGACATGTATCAAATAAAATTAATGTCTCACGATTCATATGGAGTATTGAAGTATGGCAAAGGTCAAAAATTTACTAATCATATAGATGACCACTCAGATTATCATAGAAGGCTGTCAACGGTTTACTACTTAAATGAAAATTATACGGGTGGAGAAATTAATTTTCCAAGGTTTAATATTACTTTTAAGCCAAAGGCTAACCAGATGATTGTTTTTCCATCAACATATGTTTATAACCACTCAGTTTCTCCAGTTATTGACGGAGAAAGGTATGCAGTTGTTAGTTGGATGAGATGAAAACGCCATTATTAGTAAATGATGTTCTAAACGAAAAAGAATTTGCACTGCTTTCTGAGACTGTCTCAAATCCAAAGTCTTTTGAATATCAAACAGGATTTTCAAGGTATGTAATTGCTAACAACAAACTTCCCGTATTAGGAGAGATAGCAGAAAGACTTATACCTACTGCAAGAGAGATATTTGGAAGCCAGACACTACTTCCTACATACACACTGTTTGCACATTATGAAGGACAAGATCCTGCTCCAAGCCTTTACAAGCACAAAGACGACAATGCATGTACCTATACTTTAGATGTGTGTGTTTATCAGACCGAGCCGTGGGATCTATGGGTAGATGATAAGAACTATACTCTTTATCCAAATCAGGCACTTGCATATTATGGAAACGACCAAATGCATTGGCGTGAAGAGTTTCCTAATCCAGAATCTGGACATGTTGCTATGACGTTTTTTCACTTTGCAGAACCTGACCATTGGTATTTTACAGAGGGGCCAGAATATTTGCAGGTAGTTAGAGAAAAAATTTCAAAAGAGGTTTGGAATGCAAAAAAATAAAGTAATTATAAATGCTTGGACTGGCATGTTTGGTATTAGAATGCACGAGTATGCATTCGCTAAGACATATGCATACAAAAATAATATGGACTTAGAGATTGTTTCTAATTGGGAAGGTTCTGTTATGTTTAAAAATGCAACAGAATCTTTGCTTGAACCTGAAAAGTTAAGAAGATATTTAAAAAATGGTCAAGCATCATTAGAAGAAAAAAATAGTGAAACATTAAAGTACTATCCAGATGCTATTGTTTGGGATGCAAATCATCATTTTGAAGAACCATATAAAAATAATAACTGCTCAATAATAACAAATGGAACAAATGCATACCAAGAGTCTATATTTGATGAAATGGACCTGTCTTACATAAAAAATATATTTGAAATAAGTGATTTTATAAAAGAATCAGATACCTACAAATATTGGGAGTCAAAAGCAGGAACGTACGATGTTGCTCATCTTCGCAGAGGGGACATTGCAGATATTCAATACAACATAAACAATGAACAGGGATACTCTGTAGTTTCTAAAAACTCATATTTTTCTGCATTTGAAAAATTTGGATATGATAAAGACAGCATAGAATGGATCTCTAACGATCACACGAAAAAATGGCATACAGATAGACCAGACATGGTATTCTTGCCTTGGTCTTATCCAGAAGGTGCAAAGTTTGATGAAAAAATAGGATTTGATTTTCTTGACGATTGGCTAAAGATGTATTTTGCTAGAACTATCTTTAGAGGCAATAGTAGTTTTTCTTTTTGGGCAGGGCTTTTATCTCCAACAGCAAAAGTTTATTCTCCTGTCGTAAACAAACAATTAATTTATGGTCGCAATGGGCTAACAGAAGAAATAGATTTAGATTTTACTGAGGGTAACGAGAATCACTGGATGTATTCAGAGCCATATAGACAGATAAGGATAAGATGAGAACAGCACTAGTACTTGGAGCAGGTGGCTTTATCGGCAGCCATATGGTTAATAGGCTTAAGTCAGAAGGATACTGGGTTAGAGGTGTTGATTTAAAGCACCCAGATTTTTCTAACACACAGGCAGATGAGTTTATTGAAAGAGATCTTTCAGTTTATGAAAATGTTGAAAAAGTAATTCAGTTTAAAGGTTATCAAGGAAACTTCTATAGTGAAATTCCATATAGACTAATTACAGGGTTTGATGAGATCTATCAATTTGCAGCAGACATGGGTGGCGCTGGCTATATCTTTACTGGAGACAATGATTCTCAGATTATGGAAAACTCTGCGCTTATTAACCTCAACCTACTTAGAGCACAGTCAAGGCTTAATGAAAAATATGGAATTAACAAAACCAAGATATTCTACTCAAGTTCTGCTTGCATGTATCCTGACTACAAGCAGTTAGATGTTAATAACCCTGGACTTAAGGAGTCTGACGCATACCCTGCAGATCCTGACAGCGAGTACGGATGGGAAAAATTGTTTAGTGAAAGAATGTTCTTAGCATTTAATAAAAACAATAAGATTCCAGTAGCAATTGCCAGATACCACAACATATATGGCCCAGAAGGAACTTGGGATGGTGGAAAAGAAAAGGCCCCTGCTGCAATGTGCAGAAAAGTTATAAAAGCAGACGACTCTATAGAAATTTGGGGGGATGGAGAACAAACTCGATCATTCCTATATATAGACGAATGCATAGAAGCAACAAGAAGGCTTATGCAGTCCGAATTTAAAGGTCCAGTAAATATTGGTTCTGAAGAAATGGTGACCATTAATCAGTTAGTTGATATTGCATGCAGCGTTGAGGGCAAAAGTTTAAATAAACATCACATTCCTGGCCCACTAGGTGTGAGAGGAAGAAATTCTAATAACGACTTGGTTAGAAAAGAGTTAGGCTGGGACTATTCTATGACTTTAAAAGAAGGAATTAAAAATACCTATCTTTGGATTAAAGATCAAATAGAAAAGCCCCAGCACTAACTTACTTAGGGAATTTAGACATCCAGAACTTAGTTCTTGGAGTCATGCCTTTCCAGGCAATCCAGTTTTCTCCACCATTACTCATGTGGTGTGCAATTTGTGCATTTAGAACTGGGTTAAAAAGTTCAGCATTTGCAGATAACTCAAACTTGTCTCTACGATCAGGACCAAGCGAGTCAATCATATTGATCTGGAATATTCCGTATGATGAGTCTCCAGTGCTTTCATTTCCGTTAAAAGCCAATGGGCGACCATTAGACTCTTTCTTTGCTACAGCCCAAGCCTCAACAAGGTTCTGTCCCTTGAAACCAACTAGGGATAACATTTTCTTTAGTTCTAAATCAGTAAGAGATGTCTTGTTTGCAAAACTCTCCAGCATTTTTTCCTTAGAAACCAAAAAAACCTCTTTCGAGGTTGTATCCGATGTCTGAGCCTGTTCAAGACTAAGGTTATTCTTCGTGCTTAGTTCTGGGGTAGCATTAGCAGCATTAGAAAATACACTGACAAGTGCCACGATACTGAGTGTGCTAATGATCTCTTTGTTTCTTTCGATAAATTTAATCATAGTTTCCTCCTTAGAAAACAATAACACCCTGGTAGGTGTTACTACCAAGTATATCATGAGATTTTTGATAAATCAACTTTAGATGGTGGTATAATAAATATTATGCCTGTATCATCATCTAATTATCCTACTATGAAATACCCTATTGCTTCAGATCCCGTGAATGTACACGGAGATTTTAAGGTTTTGGTAGATGCTTTAAACAATATTCTTCCACCATTGGGCATGACAAGTGTTTCTTCTCCTGTAAGGAATAATACTAGTTTTGCTTTGCCAGCAGGAGTACCAGTTTATATTTCAGGAAATGTATCTCACAGCGGTCAAATGAAAACAACTGTAGAGAGATATAACCCATCAGCAAGCAATCATAATCCAGACTCTCCCATACTTGGCTTGATACAGACAGGAATCTCTGCATTAAGCGATGGCGTTGCTGTCGTTTCTGGAGTATTACAAATGAATACAACAAGTCTAGGTGCACCAGGAACAAAAGTTTACATTAATGGAAGTGGAGAACTTGTTGGAGGAAGACCATTAACTGGTCCAGCAAGATATGTAGCAGTAGTTGCAGTTCAGGGCACACAAGGTTTAATAGTTGTTCAAACAAAAGGAAACGGTACTTGGGGTGCACTCAAGGACGGTTTGTCGTGATATAATAACATTATGGCTACCTTTAGAAATCAACCCACAGACTCTTATGCACTTGGTGCAGCCCCACCAGAAATTCGTTGGACAGTCGTTCGTGGAGATTCAGCAGCCTTTCGTGTTTATGTAACTAATGATGCAAGAGTCCCTCTTCTTCTTGAAGACTGGGAAGTTGCTATGGATATTTATAGACCATCAACTGATGATGTTATTTTATCTTTATCTCCTGAGCCAATTGAGTTTCAGGATGAGGAAGGAAGTTTTACAGTTACTTTAACATCAGCACAATCTCAACTTCTTGAGACAGGAGACATCTTCGATATACAACTCACAGAACTTCTATCAGAGGGCAGAGTTTGGACGGTAGCCAGAGGGTCAATGGTTATCCTTGAAGATGTAACCCAGTAATGCCAACACATCAATTAGCACATGCACAGATTCAAGATCTTGATTTAAGACGAATTCGAATAGATCATATTCAGCCAAAAGCAAGAGTTGAAGAGGTTTTGCCATTTAGAGTTAAGTTTACAAACGTAAGTGTGTTTGGATATTCCAAAACTAATCCACCCCCAATTCCACTACAAGTTATTGGCTACAGCAACTACATTCTCTAATAGTATTATTAAAAGGGGTGTTATAATTACCACATGGCCAAAGTATCAATTCCAGCAGTTAAGAGTCTATTCCAAACTGGAGATAGACCTACTCAAGAAAACTATGAAGATTTAATCGATACCGCATCTGCTCAAGCAACAGACTTGGGTTCTGCAGGTAACAATGAAAACACAATCACTGGTATTGAGAACGTAACTGTTGTTGATAACTTTGACGCTACAGTTTGGCGAATGGTCAAGTATATTGTTTCAATATCAAAGACCTCTGCAGGGGACAACAAGTTCTATGCAACCGAACTCACAATTCTCGTTGATGGTACAAATGTAAATGTCAGCGAATATGGAACAATCGACAATAGTGGGAATATTGGCACCATTAATGTCTCTCGCACTGGAAATACCGTGGCTTTAACAGTCACTCCAGATCCTGCGACAAAGCCAGTCACAGTTCGTTACGCACGAATTGGACTTAAGGCAT